AAGAAGTTAAAAGGCAGAAACTTATTGACCGAAACAGATGACGGCACAATTTTGGAACACGAAGAGGGAAAACCGATTACAGCTATTAACCTTTTACCAGCCGGAGGATTAACTCAATACCAAAACTTAATTACGCAGTGGTACACACAATTAGAAAAGACTACGAGTGCTTATTCAGCTCAAAGAGGCGATACGCCTCCAAGCGGCACTCCATTTAGACTACAAGCCACAGTTTTACAGCAAAGCTCATCAGTATTCAAAACCTTACAGCAAGAACTCGGTATATTTATTACCGAGATTTTTGAGGACTGGGTTATGCCTTATCTATCAAAGCAACTCAACCAAGAGCATATTTTAGCTTATGAGTTTAGCCCGGAAGAACTAAAGAGCATTGATAAAGCATTTTCTGCTAAATATGCCAACCAAAGAGCCGTGCAGATGATTTTAGACGGCAAGGAATTTACCCAAGAAGAGTATGACGCTTGGATAGAGAACGCAGACGAGTTTATTAAGAGAACCAAAGCCAAGAGATTTATTAAAATACCAAAGGATTTTTACAAGAACCTAAAAACAAAGATAACTGTAAATATCACAGGCGAACAGAGAAACAAAGCGGCTACTCTTGAGAGTTTGAGTAATATCTTAACTGTCTATGCTGGTAATCCTAATTTAGCCAACGATCCTGTAGCTTCACAGCTTTTGGCTAAAATTATTGAGCTTTCGGGGGCAGGTATTTCACCAGTTCAAATTACTTCAGCGATGAACGAGAAGTCAAAGAATGACGCAGTAGCTCAAGAGCAAATGATGATGCAACAAGCGCAAGTACCGCAGAAACAGAAAATGTCATTAAACGCCACAGCCAATGTCTAATCTACTTCAACTTTTTAACAACGATACAGAAACCAAAGAACAAGTTTACGCATACCTTATAGATTTTTTAGAACAGGAAGCAGTGAAAAAAGTGTTTGAGAAAGCAGAATTTGACGAAATAGCGGCTATTGGCAGTGCAAAAGAGGTTATTGAAAAAGCCTTTGAAAATTTAGATGTTTTATTTGCAAAAAAGGTCGCAAAAAAAGATTTAGAGAATGAAGCACGTTGATGAAAAAAGAATTAGATTATTACGCAAAACTAATTGTTCACGGATTACCAGAATACGACAAAAGACTTATAAAAAGAATTTGTAAATGGTTAAGAGATAGTGCCGATGATTTTGAAAAAACAGATAAAACAAACTTTGCTAAAAGATATACAGCAAGGTTGATGAAATAATCACTACTTAGGTTTGTCTAATTTACGCAGTTAGACAAACTTATAGTGGCGATTAGCCACGAGGACACCGGCAATCCATATACCGGCTTAAACGCAAAGCGGCTCTGCATAAACCGTCAAAATCAAATGGAAGAAGAAACCATTGATGTCGCTGTGGACACAAACACAGAGGTTGACGAAGCTACCAATAGCAACACCGGCGAGGAAGACACCGGCAGTGTAGAGGACACTGAAGCCGTTAAAGCCAAATTAGCTGATGCCTTACAAGCAAAAGCTGAATTGACCGCAAGGGCCAAAAAAGCTGAAGAGGAACTCAAAACCTTGAAAGCTCAGCCTCAACCAAAACAAACTAATGACCCACAACTAACTGACGAGCTGAAATTGATCGCGCGAGGCTTGTCCGATGAAGCCATAGAGCAGGCGAAAGTAATCGCCAAAGGCAAAGGCATATCCTTAACTGAAGCGGTGAAAGACCCGACATTCTTAATAATCCAAAAAGATTTGGACGAAAGAGAAAGAAAGGAAAAAGCCAAGCTCGGAGCTTCAAAAGGTTCAGGCGAAAGCGAGACGGAAGTAAAAGGATTTCAGTCTGGTTCAACTCGTGAAGAACATATGGAGGCTTGGAAGAAAGCGAGGGGTAAAAAATAATGGCAACAGGGACATTCCCGACAGGTTCCAATAGCGAAACAACCCTTGCCAACTTAATTCCTATCACCACAATTTTGGGAATTTAAAATTTCTTCTAATCAATGGGGAAAACCCGACGGGGCAACCCTCAAGAACCTTGATAATTAAGTAATAGTATGATACCATTATACTGGGGTAAATAATTAACATAAAAAATATGGTATCAAAACAATATATCGCAGGCTTTGTAGATGGCGAGGCTTATTTAGGGATAAGAAAGCACGCACATAAAGAAAGCCGAACAGGTTATTATTACAATATAACTGTAAAGATAGC